GTAAGGATGGTAGAATTGGCGATTATAAGTGGGATGAGCAACAGAAGGTATATACTTTTAGCGACACCGGAGATATGTCAACGGCTGTTATATTTGCCCAGTTCTTAAAAACCGGCATAAGGATTATAGACGACTACTGGGATAATGAAGGTTTGGGATTGCCTAACTTTGCTAAGGTATTACAGTCAAAACCTTATACCTACGGAGGGCATTTCACTGGGCCTGAAATGAAGTACGGTACAGCGGGACGATTCCAAACCGGCAAGACCACAATGGATATAGCGGCAGAGCTAGGAATTGACTTTAAGCCAGTTGTATCTCATTCGATGGATGACGGAATAGAGGCTGGTCGTGGTATTTGGAGTCAATTAGAGATAAATGACGAAAAATGTGCTACTTACCTTAAGGCGGCTGCTGGTTATGGAAAGAAGAAGAATACCGCTTTAAGTACTGAGAATGAGACAGTTTACCATGATTCGCCAGCTAAAACATGGCACAGGCACATGATGGATGCTCATAGGCATTTGGCAATGGCGTATAATTACGAATACATCAATGGCGAAGTCTTAGGCTTCAAAGGGCCGATTAAAAAACATGATGACGAAGATTATTATGAAGACGATTACCAACCGATGGGGTTAAGTAACTTATAAGGGTCAATTAAATGAAATGTTCAAATTGCAAAGAAATTAGCCTACACTTAAGAATGATTGTTGGCAAAGATGGAAGCAAGAATTTATGTCCGGCGTGTATTGTTATGGATGAAACAGAGTATGAAAATGACAATCCTTATACATTGCTCCGTGATACGCTTAGAAAGAAACATGCGATGAAAGGTATTAAATAACATGCACACTGCGACCGAAGAAGAATATGTAAGAGGGAGCCATGCTACTAAAGATAACACTATTGGCTGGAAAGGTGATGTTAAGCCTAAGGAGGTTAAGTGTTGTGTTTGCGGCAAGAAAGGTGATCCTTTTTGTTCTGTAAAAGGGAAAACAATTGAATTAAAAGCTGGATGTACAGTAGAAATAAAGATAGTGCCTGTATCTAGTAAATATTGCGAAAACTGCCTAAGAGATATCCAAACGACAATGGCTAAAGCAGTTTGTAAGGGGCAAACAATATGAGCAATTCACTATTTGGAAGTAAGCCTAAGACGCCTAAGCAAGAGATTGCACAGCCGGTCCAAAAGATACAGCAGAGCAATATTGCGGACGAAACTGTTCGCAAGGACTTGGCAAAGCGGCGTAGAGCGACCATACTTAATGAAGTCACAAGTGAAGCCAATATTAAGCGTAAGACTCTCGGAGCAGGTTAATGACCATAACACCCAAAAATATAATAGATGAGCAAGAGCGGATGGATATCGAGTTTAAGGATTGCGAAAAGCTTAAAGAGCTTGCAATCCAATTGACTTATCCAGGCCGTGAGCCTGCTATGGAGTGGTATAATACGTTTGATGACACTAGTAGAACGAAGAAGTCTCGCGTCATCTATGACCCTACTGCGATTGCTGCAAGAGAGGTTTGGAGTAATGGCATACTTGGCAATTATATGCCTAAATCGACTAACTGGTGGGTACAGCAGATGTCCGACATGAAGCTTATGGAAAGTAAGCGTGTCCGCAAATGGCTGCAAGAGACAGATGAGCACTTGAGGGCAGTTCTTACTCAATCGGGGCCGGATGAGGCTAATTACTATAATCAGAAGCTTGTGAGCATTAACGATGCGGGTGTTATTGGTGACTCGTTCATGTATATCGAGCACGATGAAGAATCCGGCAAGCAGATGTTTATGTGTCCGCACCCAAGAGAATTCAGGATTAGACGTGACTTTTGGGGTCGTGTGGTCGCCATTCACCACAGATTTAATAAGACTATCGGCCAGATCAATGATGAGTTTGGAGAAGGCAGCCTTAGCGAAAGTCAGAAATTAGCTCTCGTAAATAGCCCAAACCAGAAATGTCAGATAATCCATGCGATATACAAGAATAAGGATTACGAACCGGGCAAGGCTGGCGTAGTCAATATGAAGTGGCAGCACAAGTATTTAAATGTCGAGTTCAAGAAGATAATCAAGGATGACGGTTCAGAGACATTGAACCCTATTCCGTGGAGCCTTAACCGGCCAAGCACAGAATCGTATGGTAGGGGTATTGTGAGCCAGATGTTTGTTGAGATTCTCACAGCCAACTTTATGGGTAGGGATATTCTGATAGCTTCACAGCAGGCAGCAAGGCCGGCAATGCTTATACCTTCATCATTGAAGCATAAATTGCGGACTGGTGCAGGTGGCAAGACGTTTGTAGGCAATAAGGAGATGCAGGGCTTGAAGATGGGCGATCTAGTGTCTCGGCTGATTGATAGTAGTGGTTATCCATTCGGCGAAAATAACCATGAGAAATGGCAAAATATGGTAGATCAGCGGTTTGGAAAGTCTTTATTCCTTTCTCTCAACAGTGCTGACCCGTCTGCTTATCAGAATATCGATATGGTTCGCGGTATGCAAGCAGAACGTGCGGTCTTGATGGCACCGTTCCTGGGTACGCTTGGCGGGATTACCGACCGTGAATTTGACCGGATATACGAGATTGAGTTGAATTCTGGTCGTGCACCCGAAGTACCAGATGAAGTTCTCGAATCGCAGAATGGCAAGATTGATATTCAGTATATCGGGCCTTTAGCACAGATATTGAAACAATACTATGAGACTGGCAACTTGCTGCAAACAGTTCAAAATATGGCTGCAGTAATGAGTGTTGCACCTGAATCTGACGTTGTTGTAGACGGTGATGAGTTAATGCGTAAGATACTTGAGTCGGGTAATACACCTGAAGATGTAGTATTGAGCCGTGAAGATGTCGCAGAGATCAAGGCTATTGCCGCTCAACAGCAAGAACAGGCATTACAGGCTCAACAGGCAGAACAGGCGGCTGGTATGGTTCCAAACTTGTCTAAAAAGGTAGAAGAAGATAGCGTATTAAGCCAGATAGCAGCAGCATAAATAATAATTTAATTCAGAAAGGTAGAAAGATGGCGTACAAAACAAACGAAGTTATCAAAACAGAGCTTGAGGCATTGAGCGTTGCCTATGATGACGAAATGACAAACAAGGAACTTCAAGATTTGCTTGACGAAGCGACTGAAAAGCAGGTAACACCGGAAGTACGGAAAGAGCCTGTGGAAGTGAAAGAGGTATGTCTGGGTGTTGCAACTATTCAGGATCACGAGAAGCGTATAACTGAATTGGAGCAGAAGCTTGCTTAATGGACTTGACCCAATTGAAGACGTAGAAGCTACTGAAGATGAGCGACGCAAGATGTACCTTTCTGTATTCTCTGATGAATATGGCAAGGTTGTCTTAGAAGATATATTGTACGATTTGTACTTCATGCGTGAATGCGAGACACCAGAGCAGCAGGCTTTATGTAACTATGCAAAGCAGTTATTGAATACTATTCATGGGCCGATTGTTAGACCTGGCAAACTAAAAACATTGATTAAGAAATTATTAAGGGGCAAAAAATGAGTGATTTGTTTACAGACGATGGAATTAACATGGAAGTTGTTCAAGAGCATCTTGGCGATGACTTCTACAACGATCCTGAAACAAAGCAGCAGCCAACAAAGCTGTTCGACAATGTAAAGGATAGGGCAACTCTATTAAAGAACTACGCAAGTGCACAACGGACTATCAGTAAGGGTGAGGCAGACTTTGCAGAGCGTACAAAGGGCATGGTTAGCATTCCTGGTGAAGATGCCACTGATGACCAGATAAAGGCATATCGCAAGGCTATGGGCGTTCCTGAATCAATTGACGGCTATGCGATGGATATTCCAGATGGTGACGACAAGGAAAGCTTTTCTGGTATCTCTGCGGCTGTTAAAGAGGCGGCTTTAGAAGCTGGAGCACCATCAGGTATGGTATCAAAGATATGGGGTAAGGTTGTTGAAACTATGCAGGCTCAATTTAAAGGTATCGAGGATAAGGGGCAGGCTCTTATCGCGTCAGAGATCGAAGGCTTAAAAGAAATTCACAAAGATAAATATGACAGCTTTATCAAGGGTACAGATGAGGCATTGTCGAAGTTCAAGGTCGGTGCGGAAGTTAAGACCCTTCTTGATACTTACGGGATTGGTAACAGTCCAGTGATTAGGAATTTGTTAGCCGAGATTGTACCTCTTGTTAATGAGGGTAAGACTGTATTCGGCGAATCTACAAGCGTAAAAGATAAAGGTGGTTTTCCAACTTATCAATATGACGAGAATGGAAGAGCAATAGGCTAAACCCGCAAGGGCAACTTAGCCATTTAGACAGTATTTCAGACAACCTCGAAAGAGAGCTGATGCTTAGTCTGCAAAGAGCAGACCGGCTTAAACCGCCGTGAAGTGTCAGGGAAGCCGTATTGTGCGGATAACTCCCGAAAAATAAAATGTAAATCAATTATTTTAAGGAATTATCAGCATGAGTACAATATATATTAACAGTAAGTATACCCTTCTTGATCGGGCAAAAGAGACATCGGACGGCAAAACCGTTCTGCCCATTATCAGCGTGATGAACGAAGACGTGGACGACTTCTTCATGGACGTTCCGTTTATGGAGGCTAATATGGGCCTCAAACATAAGATCGTTCGTGATACTGGAATGGTAACGAGCACTAAAAGAACGTTCTATAAAGGTGTAAACGCATCAAAACGTAACAAGCAAGTTGTCTATGAAGACGTTATGCTTCAGGAACGGCGTAGAGAGATTGATGAGGATGAAATTGACACCTTGGCAAATCCCGCTGAAAAGTTGCGTCAGGAAGACGAAGGACATGCCCGTAAGCTTGGTGAAGATGTGGTTAATGCTTTCATCAATGGCGATCAGGCTGACGGCTCAGAGAACATGAACGGTCTACTCCAAAGACTAAGTTCCCTTAATCCTACTGGCCTAAACAACGTACAGTCTAACGGTTATGCTAGTGCTGGAACAAGTATTTTGATTGTTGAGTGGAATACGAACGAGACTGGCGGGGCGTATGGTATTTATCCTCAATCTGGTTTTGGTAAGAATGCACCGTTCGGTGTGTCAATCCGTGATAAGGGCAAAGAAAAAGTTCTTGATGCGGATGACACAACTGCGGCTTATTATGCGTATGTAGCTCAACTTAAAGCATGGGGTGGGCTTGCAGTTGGCAATAACCGTAAAATTGCTCGTCTTTGCAATATCAACCCAACTATCGGTGGCTCCAAGTCGTTTTCTGATGGTGGTACGCAGAATCTTATCAAGCTTCTCAACAATGGACGATTTGACCGTAACCGTACTCGAATCTATGCAAATCCAACTATCAAGTCTCAAATGGAGATTTACGCTTTGGATAAGTCGAATCTGTTGTGGTCTCCGATGGAGATATTCGGTAGGCAAGTAACTGCATTCCAGGGCAATATCCCTATTCGTTACATTGACGATACGATTTTGACTGACAGCCAAGACGTAGTAGAGTAATTAAAATACAAACAAGTTTATTTAAGGAAATTTAAAATGCACGATTTTCAATTTAGTGATGCTCAGGCTCTTGGTGCTCTTGATAGTACCGGTGTCGTGAGCTCTAATGTATTCGATATGGAACTTACCAAAAGTGGTGGTGATACTATTATCGAAAACGATCAGATTGTTGGGGTTGTTAATATAACTATACCTCCGAATGCTGACCAAGTTGCAGGTGATGAAGGTGTAGACATTAACCTTTTGTCTAATGATAATGCCGATATGACAACTGGAACCGAAGTTACTTTGGGTACTTGTCATGTATCACAAGCCGAGTTGCTTGCTGGTTGCGTCAAGAACATCGAGGTTATTGCCAGCTTGACACAGAAGTTTATCGGTCTTTGGTTTTTGGCAACTAGCACCACGATTACTACTGGCAATACTGTTGATGCACACTTTAGCATTGCACCATTGACTGAAAATGACGCTATCCAGAAGATTCCGTCGAGATAATGTTTTTTTTCTTTCTTTGCCCCGGTGGTGGGTGAACCGTTTGCCCACCACTTTACAAGTAATAATTAAGCCTGAAAGGTATATATAATGAAAAAGTTTATTGTTTTTCTAACTATAACGATGTTGACTGCAAGCCTGTTTGGTGCGTCTGCATTCGATATTAAGTGGGGCGATCAGACCACTTATTCCAGACTGCCCGGCAATACGCTTAGAGCGTGGGCTGAGGGTGTGGAAGGTTCTATTGGTACAGGTAAAAAGTTCTATGTAGATAGTGGCGTGGCGACAGGCGGCGATAGCTCTGGTACAAGCTGGACTAACGCTGTAACCACGATAGACGCTGGTGTTGGTCTTTGTACTGCAAGTAGGGGCGATGTTATATATGTTGCTCCAGGTCATGCCGAAACAGTTGCAAGTGCCACTGGTCTTGTTTGTGACATTGCTGGTATCTCGATTATCGGTATTGGAAACGGTAGTATGATTCCAACTATAAGCCTTGGGACTGCTGTGACCGCTAAAGTCTCCGTGACAGCCGCTAACGTACGCCTAAGTAACTTGAAAATAATTTCTGCACTAGCGGACGTTGCTGAGGGGATCGACCCTACAGCGGACGCTGACGGCCTTGTGGTCGACAACTGCATCTTTACTGATGGCAGTGTATCGCTAGAGCTTAAGATTGCAATTAATGTTACGGCTGATTGTGACAATATCAGGTTGATAAATAACAGGTTCTCAACTGTTGCGGCTGGTGGCTGCACTAATGCTATCGTTCTTGCTGGTGGGTCTGATAATTCTGTAATCTCTGGCAATGTAGCGTATGGCACTTATTCTGCTGGTGCGTTGCTCGCTTCTGCGGCTCTTTCAGTGAATTTGACTATAACAGATAACATATTTGTCACCACGGCTGAGGTTGCTGCTGTTACGTTAAAAGCTGATACGACTGGTGTTTATGCCCGTAATTTTGCTGGAAGTACAACCACGATATTGCTTACTGTGATTAACGACGATGCGATGTATTGTTGGGAAAATTATGACACGGGGGCACCTGGGGCAAGTGGCGTTATAAATCCCGCCATAGACAGTGACTAATTAAACGGGGGTGGGTTTCGGCTCACCCCATATTTTAAGGGAAATCAAATGAAAAAAGTAATTAGATACGGAAAGATAACAATTGCAATGTTATTTATCCTTGTGGCGATGGCATATATGGCAATTCCAAAGCTACCTGTGAAAGCGGACCCTGCCGATTCTTTTCATTCTGAATGGGTGCTGATTCGTGATACTGCTGACGAAGATGGAGCGACTTTTGCGGCGGTTTATGATCTGACAACGGATGGTAATTTTGCAAGCAAAGATAGTTCAAGCGTCGCTGACGGTGGCCCATACAGAATATCGCCGAGAGCAGGTTTAAATAATAGATGGATGTTTACTTTCTGCGGCAAAAACTACAACAACGTTGATGACACTTTCAGTTTCAATCTAATCGGTTGGTCAAGGGATAACGGGATGCTTCAAAATATCGCTGAAGGTTCTTGCACTCTTGGCACTCAGGCTGTTGTCGTGTATCCTGACGGCGGCGACGCACTAGGAGAGTTAGTATCGATGACTGGTGTTTCTTACGACCATGCTGGCGGAGCGGAAGATACATACTTCAGCAAGACGGACGTAGGGCTTAATGTTGTCGCTGGAATGATGGCTTATGTTACTGGGACAAATATTACATCTGGTTATTACCAAGTTACCGTTGTAACTGACGACGATAATATCAAGATTGCAGTAACAGCTAGCGGTGATAATACAGATTCTACGGTTGATATTAACCCTGCAATGTGGGCCGATACGATTGCTCTTGATGAGACTACAAAATGGACAAGTACAATCGACGGAGCTGCTGCCAGTTCAGGCAATAAGGGCACTATTGAGGTGATAAATTCAGGTGATAATGAAGTTGCCGGTCTTGTAGTTGACTTGAAGGGTATTGATTGGGTTCAGGTTGTTGTTTATGACGCTGACGCTGCTACTGCTGAACAGGCTGGCGATATAACAGTTTATGGCCGTAAATTTTAAGAGGTTTTTAGATGTCAAACGCAACTGAAAAGACTGCAATAGCGAATATTGGGCTGTTGAGCATAGGCGAAAAAGTCATTACCTCTATTGATTCTGGCAAGCCCAATGCAGTAAAGGTGGCTTCGATATTTGAAGGAGTTGTCAAAGAATTGCTAGCAGAGGATTGGTTCTTTAGCAGAAAGCGGGTGAAGTTTGAGGACTTGACGCAAGTTTACAAACTGACTGTTGACACTGCTCCTACACCGTCCGCTTGGGTTGCAGGTGTTACGCTTACAGGTGCTTCTAGTGCGGTCACTTGTACCGTCATTGAACCTTTATCTGATAAGGTCTATCTCGTAACAGAGCCTTCTGGCGATTGGACGGACGGTGAGGTTGTAAGCGATGGCACGAACTCTGTGGATACCGCGACTGGCTATCCTGACGACACTGACGCATTAGAACATGGTTCGTGGATGTATGGATTTAAAAGGCCTACAGACCTGTTATATTTGTTGAAGAATAGCGATCTTGGGTGCGACAGGGTGAACTTCCGATACTCACCAGAAGGGCAGATCATTTTCACCAACCAAACCGACGCATACTTAAGGTATAATAAATGGATCGGTTACGAGGGAAGTTCGACGGTTAGCGATGTTACTGGAATGCCAGTATGGTTTCATAGGCTAATATCTGCAAGGTTGGCTTATATTCTTGCACCGAATGTCACAGAGAACCAAAAAAGAGAACAAAAAGCCGAAATAGAATATAATGACGCATATCTGACAGCAAGAGAAAAGAACGGTGATAGTTTTTGGTATCAAGACGAATCCAATAACGATTGGGCTTATGGTGCGAATAATGTTATAGACGGACTGGTTTATTGATGAAAAAGATTCTTTTACTATTATCGCTACTCTTGTTACTTCTTATTAACCACGCTTCGTCTGACACGAGTGGTACTAAGTACAAGTTGCGAAGTAACCTGAAAAAAGAGTTAAAGATATCAGGCTCTCTGGCAATGCAGGGTGATCTTGATATGGCTAATTACGACATTCTCAACGGCGGTGATGTTGATTTTGACGCAATATCTACAGAGAGTGTAACCGTATCCGATCTTACGCCTACTAGGGTAATCTTTGCCGGTATAGGCGGACTTCTTAGTGATGATGCTGATTTGGCGTTTATAACCGATACGCTTTCTGTTACGAATCTAACCTCTAGTGGGACGGGTACGTTTGGGCAGATAATAGATAATGGACTTAACGCTTCGAGCCTTGTATGGACAGACGCATCAAAACAGTTAACCTCAACTCCGTCATGGCCTACGTCAGGTCAGCTTGGCTACTGGTCTAGGACTGCTACAACCCTAAGCCCTGCAAGTTCAGGCGATGACGTTTCGATTGATGGAGATTTGTTTGTACCTACAGAATTAGGCGGCATTCATGGTCTAGTGCTTGGTGCTAACAAGCTTGGTTATATGAAGATATTTTCGTCAGACGATATGTATATAGGGAATAGAAACCCAGGCAAAAGTGTAATTTTCGATGTACGTGACTCTGGGAATGTAGGCCGTGTTCCGTTGAGTTTCAATACAGACTTCCTGAATATAACTCGCACAGGTACAAGTAACGACTCGATAGCTACGACAGCGAGATTGTTTTATCAGTTATCCTCTGGCTCCGGTTTAGCTGGTATAGGTTCTGCGTTTTCTATGAGAACACAGGCTGGGGCTGTGACTGGCGTTAATACAGGCTATTTTGGTGGTAGACTAGACAATGTTGGAAGTGGTACAGAAATAGGCACGATGACTATTTCACCGGATTACCATAACTCTGCGACCTATTCGTTAGATAGAGAGTTTTCTGTGGCCTCTGTTGCTGCCGATGAAATTCTGGTTTCGATGACTAAGGGTAATTTAATTGTCACAGATGGCAGGGTCCGTATAGGCGACTCAACATCACCAACTAATGAGCTTGAAGTGAACGGGTCAAGCATACTTGGCGATGGTGGGACGACTGATTACACAGAAGTTTCTGCGACTGGAAACGTTACACTTCCTGCTGGTGCGGCTGGTGCAGGTAGGGCACCTATCAAGTTCCAAGACGGAGTTGCACAAACTACACCTGAAGCTGGAACTATAAATTATTACGACGACAAATTCTGTATCGTTAATGTGGCCACGTGCAAGGCAATTGACAGAACAAGTGATGTTTTGACAAGCACTGTTGAGGCGGTTAATACAACGACCGAGACAACAATATTTACAGCACCAATTGCCGCAAATGCGGTTAGGGCTGGTAACGTGCAGAAGTTTAAGGCTAGCGGTCAAATATCCTCAGTAAGTGCTGCCGACATTTGCACTATACGAATTAAGGCCGGTGGAAATACGATATCAACAATAAGCAGCCCCGGAAAGAATTTATCTGATGCTTGTTGGCAAATTGACGCATTTACTACAATAAGAACTATTGGTTCTTCGGGCACTGCTGCAACTAATATTAAAATGGAAGCAGAGGACAACACAACTAAATTTTGCTCTGGCAATGTATCAATAGATACCACTGGAGCACTAGACATAACCGTAACTGCTCAATGGAATAATGCTAAAGCCGGAAACACTATAAATATCGTACAGGGTTGGTTAGAATATAAAAACTAAGGGGCTTGAAAATGAAACATACAACTTTAATAGTTTGTGCTTTGCTGTTCATTTCAATTGCGATTGGAAGTACAGCAATTGTTGATATGATGGAATATTGGATGACTGACGATGAGGTTGTAGACTATAACAAGGATGGGATTGTGAACTTAAAAGATTTTGCTTTGATTGGCAGCTATGGCTGTGATGTGTACGGTTCAGGTACTTATGGTAATTAAATTTAAAAAGGAAAGAAACATGAAAAAGTTAATTGTAATCTTGGTTTTATTTTGTAGCACTACGGTTTTTGGTGCGGCTCTTTACACACTGCCGTCGGTTGGCGACATAAACACTTGGGGAACTAATCTCAATAATTATCTCAACTCAACTAAAGAAGGGGTAACTGTTGCAGAGTATGGTGCTACTGGCGATGGCGTTACGGACGACACTGCCGCTATTAACTTAGCACTTGCAGTAGGAGGTAATGTAATATTCAGTTCATACGGCAGTGACACGTACCTTGTTAATAGTGCTGATCTAGTTATACCTTCCAATACTTCTTTATATATTGATGCTGGTGTAACTTTGAAACTTGACGGCACACGCATTAGGGCTATTGACGCTGACAATGTGGGGATATATGGACCCGGAGCCATCCAAGCACTTAATATACCTACCACAGATGCGTTCCCTACAGGTGATTACACATGGGCAATTATGGGCGTTATAAACTTTGGCTCAACCACAGGCGTCATTGCTACTGCTTCTGATGGACTTACTATCGATTGTATTGAGTTTTATGCTGACGGAGACGATACGCATGACGGAACACAACGGAATAACCGGACAGAGGGTATTGTGTGTGTAAATGCGAACAATATACGTATTAGAAATTGCAATATACATCATTTTGAAAGTGAGTGTATCAACCTAAACAATGGAGGCGTAACAACCGGAACCGTTAACTACGGCCAGTGGGTTCATAACAACTATATTCACGACTTTGGGCATGATGGAATTTCTACACAACAGTATCGGCAAGAGGACGCATTCTTTTATGACAATTTCTTATATGATGGGTTTACTGCTATTGAGGGATTGGTTGGTGTTTATAATGGAAATATAATCGATACTATGGCTGCCGGTGGGTTTGCTTTAGGAGGTAATGTTGTTATTGCTGGATTGACAATAACTAACAATACGATAGTCAATATTGGAACAATTGGTATTAGTTACGAAAATACAATTCCACCAATAGAGGCTACATCGGGTCCAATTACAATACAGGGCAATAGGCTTGAGGGAATTGGAAGTGTTGGCGTTTATGTACGCTATCTGAAAGATATAACTGTTACAGACAATATAATAGTAGACGCCGGAAGTACGGCATTTGCTATACTTGATTGTGATCGCGGTTTAATTGCAAATAATGTATGTGCTGGCAGAGGTACTGCTACAGTTGGAATTCAAGGGAACGCAACAAATACAAATGTAAAGTTCTTTAATAATTTCGCTCATAGCGATATAACTACTCCTTATGCCACCCACGAACGAGAGGCAACCGACACAATAACACTTTCTAATGCAGATATTAAGGCGTTAGCTACAGGTACAGGCAAGACCCTCATAGCAGCTCAAGGTGCTGGTTATATAACCGAAGTAACCTCAGTTGTATTGTTTCTTGATTACGGTTCAGAGGTATTGGCAGAACCTTCTGCACCTGATGACATTGCAATTAACTATGATGGTGTAACTGGTGGCCAGATTGCAACTCAAGATTCCACTGGGTTCATTACCTCAAATGCTGATGCTATTATGATTATTCCGCAAGCCGCAATAAGTGCGGCAACAGCAGTAACAGCCGCCGCGAATGTCAATAAGACTGTAAACCTGATAAACACAGGCAGTAATTATACTGGCAATGCGTCAGCAGATACAACAATGACAGTTAAAATATCTTATAAGGTTCACTACACAGGACTATAATGATTAAAAAACTATTACTAATATTACTATTTCTCATTCTATGTCAAGTCGGCTTCTCTGCGTACCTGAATACTGCTTTCAATTCAGGTGAGTTAAGCCCCTTGCTTAGATATAGGGTTGATCTAGATAAAAAGTATCTCGGTGTCGAGACGATGGAGAACTTCTTTGTCAAGCCGCAAGGAACCGCAATGCGGAGAGCAGGTACGTTTTATGTTGATGTGGCTGCTGGGGTGTCACACCTTGTTTCTTTTGAAAGTTCTACCGATGATGCGTATATATTAGAGTTTTCAGATAGCCTTATTAGATATTACCGTTGCGTTTCGGGCGTTGCAGGTCAAATACTCGACGATTCTGGTGCTACATACGAAATAACTACAGTCTATGATGAAGACCAAATATCAGAAATACAATATGTTCAGTTGAACGACGTAATGTATATCGTCCATCCTGATGATCCGCCACAAAAGCTTATTAGGATCGACCATGACGAATGGACAATAGCCGACGTTGGATGGGAATGGGGGCCGTTCTTAGATCAGAACACTACGACAACAACCATAACACCGTCGGCAACCACAGGTGAGATAACGTTGACCGCATCGGCTGCTACGTTTACCGCAGACAATGTCGGTTCTTTGTGGAAGATAATCGAAAAATCTGCCAACTCTTACACGTCTGGTAATATCGCATCAAACACAAGTAGCTCAAACGTTGCTATTGAAGGTGATGGGTTGCTGACACTAGAGGGGACGTGGACAGGTCTTATGACGCTGGAAAAGAGCGTTGTTGATGCCGACTCGTGGGAACCTGTATACCCAAAGCTCAATGGCGACGCCCCCAATATTGAGTATTCTTTTAGTGAGTCTGATGCTGGTTATGAGTATCGCGTCACAATGACTGACAGAACATCTGGAAGTTGCGATTATACTTTAACAGCATACAACTCTGATGTTTCTGGGTACGTTGAAATTACGGCTTTTACCAGCACAACATCCGTAACTGCTACGGTAACGAGTACGCTTGCTGGTACTGCTGCGACAACTAAATGGGCTGAGGGTGCATGGAGTCCTCGTAGGGGTTATCCAAGGGCTATTTGTATTTACCAAAACAGATTATGTCTTGCAGGTACAACTTACCAGCCTAACGGATTTTGGGCAAGTGCTTCTGCTGATCCAGAGAGCATGAGAGAGTCTACGCTAGATAATGGTGCAATTGCCTACGAAGTTAGTGCAACAAAGCAAAATCCTATTTTATGGCTTCAGGATAAAAACGGAGTTATCGCAGGTACTACTGGCTCAGTTATAAGAATATTTAGTCAATCAAATACGTCTGTGTTGACCGCATCAACTATAGGTTCTGAAAGACAGGCTGAGGCTGGAAGTGCCGATATGAAGCCAGCTTTAGTAGGCGATTCTATTGTGTTCGTTGACCGCAACAGACGTAAGGTTCGTGATATGATATACGACCTGCAAAGCGATGGTTTCGTATCTCCTGAACTTACCGTAATGGCAGAGCATATAACGTCTCCAAGTCTTATAGACATAGCCGTACAGAACCGTCCTGATAACATTGTGTGGTTTGTCAGGAGTGATGGACAGCTTGTATCATTGACATATAATCGAAATGAGGGTGTAGTTGCTTGGGCAAGGCATATAACGGATGGAAAGTTTGAATCTGTAGCCGTCATACCTGGTACTGATGAAGATCAAGTATGGTTTGTGGTGAAGCGTACAATAAACAGTGGTGAGGTTAGATATATCGAGCAAATGCAACCTCAAGACTGGGGAACTGATATAGATAATTCTTGGTTCGTTGATTCCGGTTCAACTTATTCTGGTATTTTAACTGACACAATAACAGGACTTGATTATTTAAACGGCAAAACTGTTCAGTTGGTAAGTATTAAAGGTGATGAATATTCATTAACTTCAACAAGCGATGTTTCTTATGGCTCTGGTGCGTATGGGTCTGGTGTTTATCCCGGCTACACATCAACAGATGCGTCATTTACAGAAGTGACTGTAGTTGGAGGTGAGATTGATTTTTCAGACGCCAATATCAAAGTGAATCGTGCGATAGTTGGCTTGCCGTATACGTCTACTTTTTTATCTTTTCCTATAGAAGTTCAGACTCAAAGCGGATTTTCCATTGGGTATAAGAAAAAAATATATGAAATTGATGGTTGTTTTTACAGAACGATGGCCGGGCAGTATGGACTAAAAGAACAGTTCACAGAACCTACAATGTACGATATCATGTTCTCTGAATGGCCTGACACTACTAATGGTTCAAATGATCCTTATACTGGCATGATACGGTTAGAAGTTGACGGTGGTTGGTCTGACGAAGTTCAGATTAAGTTCTTGCAATCTGACCCTTATCCGTTTAATATAACTGCTGTTCAGTCGAAAGTTGAGGTTTCGCAGGATTAAGCAAATAAATAAACCAATAACAAGAGAAATGACAGCCGATGATATCCCATGCCTAGTGCTTGAGCAAGAATCACTTAGGGATGTCTACTATGAATACTTTGATGAAGGTAGGGGTCCAGCTTGGGTTCTTGAGGATGAAAGCGGAATTATAGCTTGTTTCGGAGCCACTATTCTATGGCCCGGAGTTTGTGAGGTTTGGTTTAGCTTAGTCAGAGCAGACAAGAGTATTTCGGTTATTAGGAATGCAAAGAAATTTCTTGAAGAACAGGGAGAACGGTTCGGGGTCAAAAGGTTTCAGGCGGCGGTTAATGTGAACAATAAAACAAGCATTAAATTTGTAGAGTTCTTCGGGTTTAAAAATGAAACACCAAAAGGCATGAAAAGTTATTTACCTGACGGAAGTACAGCTTATTTATTTTCAAGGATTTTATAATGGCGTTAGCAACAATGGCACTTGCCGGTACTGGTTTAGCCTTGCAATATAAGCAGACCTTAGACGAAGGTAAGGAAACTGCTAAATTAGCTAAAATACAGCAACAGCAGATAGATGCACAGGCGAAGTCTGTTCAAGAGGCTGGACAGCTAGAATCGAGAGAAAAACGCAAACAGGCTAAACGTGCACAAGCGTCACAGATAGCACAGATGGCAGCAAACGGTGGTGCTATAACAGGTTCTAACCTGTCGTTATTAGCTAACACTTCAAGGGAATTTGAGGCCGATGCTTTAGTAATATCCCGCAACTATGGAGTCAAGGCTATGGAACTAAGGAACAAAGGTGCGTTGGTAAGGTATCAGGGCAGACTTGCTAGAAGAAGCTCAAGGATAAGAGGTGCTACTAATCTTGCTAAGGGAATTGGAACTATGGCATTGGCGGGTGGATTTAGTGCCGGCGGTGGTGGTCAAGCAACTACAGTGCCAAGCCAAACAGGTGGATACCGCATACAATAACTAAGGAAATAGATTATGCCAGAAGTATCACAATATTACAGACAACAAAGACTAACCCCTCTTAGCGGTGTTGGCAATCTGTCTGGTGCGGACATTGCAGCAGCCACGCAAGGCAATAGAGAACTCGCTAAAGTTGGCAATATGGTCACTGAATTTGGGTTAGAATTCATGGAAAGAAAAGAAAAGGCCGAGTTCCATGACCAGTTTAACACAGCAAAGACAGAATACTTGACAAAGTTTTTCAACTATGAACAGGAATTAAAGACTAACGCAGACACCGAAACATACATGCCTGGTTTGGAGTCCAGCCAGACAAGTGCATATAAATTCACCAACAAAAGGGCGGCAAACGAATTTGAATTATGGAAAGCAAACGAAGATTTAACCCAAAAAAGGCGTGTGTTTAGTGTTAAGAATGACAGGGATATCCAGAATTATACCGACAATTGGAACCTTGGAATAAAAGAGGCTACCAGAAGAACTGCAAATGCTGTATCAGAGCCAGATTATCAGCTTGAACTTGCTAACGGTATGGACTATTACGGTTTAGAATATGCCACTGATAAGGATGGAGAGCCAATATTAAATAAGGACGGAGAACCAACAATACAACTTATAGAGGATTGGGAAAATCCATTGCTTGACTCTGATGAGGTTAGGATGGCTGGCTATGAAGCTTGGAAGGCTGATGCTGATGCAAAACGTAAGGTTGTGATGGAGGAGCAACTTAAAACTGGTATCGAGGCAAAGGTATTCAGGATAGCTGCGGATCAGGGGTATGAAGCTGCCGAGGAAATATTGAGCGATCCGACTACTGTAGCTGAATTGATAGAGAGTGGCATGGATAGAAAAGACGTCAAAAGCCTTCTTAATGATGTTGGGGACAGGATTACAAGACAGAAAGCAAATGACAAAATAGAGCTTGAAGCCAGGCAAGAAACTCAGCTTGACGAAATTAACAAGCTAACTTTTGACGAGAAGGATTACAATGCCGCTGCTACTGCGGTAGAAGCATCTGATATTAACGAAAAGGAACAGCGAACTTTATTAAGTGATATTGACAGAAGGGCAAACGCTGCGGCTAATGGAAAAACGTTAGCTAACGACAGGGTCGAAGAAAACAGGCTTTACGAGTTATCGCTTGATATATGGAGGGGGGCTGTTACTAAAAAAGGATTCAACGAGGAACTTATCAAGAATCAGAGCAAGCTAGATGACGCAGCGTACAAGCGAGTAGCTACGTCGGCGGCCAGCACTCTAAAGTCTTCACAGGCACAAAGTCTTAATAGGGCCAACACAGAAGCAATGAGGCAGTTGGTAGATTTCCAATCAGAGGATGCTTTCGCTAAATTTATATCAGAGAGTATAAAAGGTTTAAAACCGGATATAGCTAAAGCCTTCGAGGATAACGCAAACGAAACACGACAGGCTCAATTCAGAGAGCTTTCTAATTTTAACGCTGAACTAAGAGAGTGGATAGAAAATAATCCTGACAAAACAGGAAAAGAGTTTTTCGTTTACAGCAGGGGTCTAGAAAATCAGTACCGTACCGCAAAACAGTCTGGCACTACTGTAGATAAGACAAGGAATGCTGAATTGCTTAAGGAGTTAAATGAATTACCGCAAGTAAAGACTATAATGATGATTAGTCCTGATGGAAAGAGATATAGGGTTCCGTTAGATAATGTTCAGAAGTTTATAGATAATGGGTATAAAGGAATGTAATGGCATTTGATCCAGAAAAAGAAGGTGCGGTAGCTGTATTTAATCCTGCCGCTGAAGGTGCTGTAGAGGTAGGTGGCCCTACAATTGCCCCAAACCAAGATGTCAAAGACGTGTCTGATCGTGCAGGTATGGTATACGATACCGCCATAGAGGATAATATATCTATTAATCAAGCAGATAAATACTTTTACAGTACCGCTAGCACGCAGAAAAGTATCGAGCATGATTTCTATAAAGACCCGCCACCAGACAACAGGACTGGTTTTAGCGAGGAATGGATAAGTCAATGGACAGGTGTAAACTTAGCCACTAAGGTACCCATTGTTGGCGGCGTCATTGGAGGGCTCGAATCATTAGATTTAATATGGGCTGCGAACAGGCTTAGTGATCCTAAGTTTGATTATGATAAGTATAATCGTAAAGAAGACGCATACGCTACTTCTGTAGGTGTTGGGCCAATACAAATGTCCCGAACGCGGAAACAACTCAGAGGCCCATCGTCTCGAAGTAGAGAAAGTGACAAAGCACAGGTTATAGCTGCTGTAAAGGACGCAACTAAAGAGCGTACATTTGGCGGCAAGGTAGCACAAGGCGTATCGGCACTTCCAACATGGATGATAGAATTTGCCGCTACAGGAGGTCTTGCTTCATTAGGTGACGATGCGGCCAAAAAGGCAGGTGAAAAAATCCTCCGCAAGTACACTAAGACATTAGCCGGCAAAGCCGCCATTAAATCTGGTAGGCTTGTCACAGGTGCAGTGGTTAGAACGTCCACTGGCTTACTTCCGAGAGTAGGAGAAAAGGCTGTCGCAAGACAGGCGATGATCGAAATTGGTATATCTAAAAATGAAGGATGGGCTACAAGTCTCGCTAAAGCATGGGGCGATGTTGCGATTGAGTCGTTTTCGGAAGAAACGGGTGGGTTACTCACCAGAGGTGCAGGTAGATTGCTTGATAAGCTTCCGTTTGGAAAAAGATACATAGAGATGCTTAAAACCAGTTGGGTGGAGGCAGGGCTTGGAACTACCGATGATTTTGCTAGCAAGGTATTCACTAAGACTGGTTATTCTAACATTCTAGCGGAAATGGGCGAAGAACGCATTGGAACATTACTCCGTGAAGCTACGAGCGTTTCGGATCGTAAAGGCGAATGGGGGGAACGTATTTGGTCTGGTATGCAAGAAGACTTCACGTTAGAGAATTTAGGTGTTGAGTTAATTACGCTATTGGCCCCTGCTGCTGCTAAGCGAGGTATGACAATCGGGCAATCTTTGACAAAGGGCGTAGACGTACCTACAGAGGCCGAGCAACTCAATCAGGCCATCGATGCCGGCAAGGTTGAGTTTGACTCCACAGAGGACGCACAGGGCTTTGCTGATAAAGCTGCGGAGGTTGCACAGCGAGAAGGCGTGGACGTTACTATAAATACCGACATGGAAAATAATTCTGTTACTGTAGAGAGGGTCAAAGCAGGGCAAGCTGGAATAACTAAAGAAGGCGAAGATTTTAGTGATTTCTTTGATTTTCAAGAATCCAAACCAGAAATTATAGCCGAGGAAAAAGGGCCACAAACCATAAAGGAAATGAAAGAAGATGCTTACGATGCTATTTTTAGTGACCCGGTATTCCAAATAGAAGAGGAAGCTCTTGATATCCAAACTAGACAGGTAGATGTTGGGGTTTACGCTGTACCAGAGAATTTAAAAGGTGAGATTAAGAAAGCCATTGAGGATGATCCGTCGTTAAGGTTTAGTATTTCTACTACTGGAAAAGGAACTCCTTACGATGTTGCCGTACAAGAAGGATTGCTGCAAAGAACTGCTGGGTCTGAAGGGGAAATTGATATTGAAGAATTCTTAGGTATGGTTGCACAGGCCAATAAAGCTAAGAAGAAAATTGGTGGTGTGTCAGAAATACTTTTGGACAAGATGATCGCTAGCGGACAGCCATATAGCGAGATAGACGCAATAAAACACAAAATGTTACACTCTGGCTTTACTATATCTGAGATAAACGAAGCAGTTCAAGATATTGGTACTGAGTATGATATCGACGTTAATGATTTAATTTTAAAGGAAAAAGATCGTGACGAAAAAAGTAGAAAAGTTCCTGAAGGAACACAGGCAGCGAAGGAAATCACTTCTAGGGGAATCAAAAAAGTCAGGAAATCGCTTGCCAAAGCAAGAAAAGTTATACCAAAAATAAAAGCTGAACAGAAAGCCGAAAGAAAAAAGCGAGTTGGTGCTGCCGCTGGTGCATTGAAATCAAACGTAAAGAAAGGAACCCCAACTGATGAAGCTATATTCAGGTCAACAGGGTTGCTTAAGGGTCAGCTTACGGATTATGAGCAGAGATATGAACCAATAGAAGACCAACTCACAGGCGAAGAGAAGAACGCTCTTTACGATAAAATTAGAAGCCATCCAGGTTTGCAATATTTCGATATTGTAAACACAGCAACATCGCTCAAGAAATTGCTAGGTGGAGTTGCTTTAACCGATGGCGATGTTAAGAATATTAAGAAGGTGTTCGGTAAGTCTTTTGTGAGCGACAATGGTAAAGATATTTTAGCCGAAAGACAGGAGGTGAGTAGTTTTTATGACAAGGCTGTAGCTTTATGGAAAGCTGGTTTACTGACTGGTATAAAAACATCAGGGCTTAACACTCTGTCTAACATGGCTCATTCTATATCAGAGTCGGCGGCCACTTTGGCAGGTGTTCCAGTAGACAAGACTGCCGCACTGTTTACCGGTAAAAGAGCATTGGCGTTTACAACCAAAGGAACCAAAGAAGGAGTCATCAGAGGCCTTAAGTCTGGTTGGAATTACATGAAGACCGGCGAAAGCGAAAGAGATATTGGAAAGAAACTTGACTATACGAAGGTTAATTTTGGAACTGGTAAAATAGCGAGGGGTTTGCAAGTGTATGAAGAAACCATATTCCACCTCTTAGGAGCAGAAGACCAGCCATTTTATTATGGAGCTAAAGCGAGGTCTATCGCAAGCCAAGCTATTGCACAAGGTAAGACATTGGGCCTGAAAGGCAAATCGTTAAAGGATCACGTTGACTCTGTAATACAGAATCCTACTGACGATATGCTTGTGGCAGCCGTTCATGATGCCGAAGTAGCCGTATTCCAGAACAGGACAGTTCTTGGGGATATAGCTAGGGGGATTCAGAATGTTCCAGGCGGTGAAATAGTAGTACCTTTCGGTAGAACTCCATCTGCTGTTGCTACGCAAATAATCCATTACTCGCCAGTAGGAATTGTATCTGAAGTTGCTGGGCAAATAAAGAAAGGTGAGTTTAATCAACGAAAATTCTCACAAGCATTTGGTAGGTCAATTGTTGGAACTGGTGTGCTTTATATTGGCAGTGAATTACTTAAGGCTGGATTACTCACCCTCGATTACCCTGATGATGAGAAGGAGCGACGACTATGGGAACTTGAAGGCAGAAAAGAAAACAGCATAAAAATTGGTAATAAATGGAGGTCGATACAAGTATTAGGACCTATTGGTAATGGTTTAGTTATTGGTGGTCATTTCCAGAAAGCTTTTGAAGATGAGGGAAGTCCAACTAAAGCGATTGCTAAAGCTATGGGAAAATCTGCTAAATCGTTTACTGAACAAACTTTCACAACTGGGATTAAAAAGGCAGTTGACGCACTGACTAACCCTGAAAGATCGGCTGAAGAATGGTTTGAGTCGATGGCTGGTTCATTGGTCCCGACAATAGTATCAGATATAGCAAGGGCTACGACCGATAATGAAGTTAGACAAGACGGGGCAATACAGAGAATACAATCAAGAATACCAGGCTTAAGAGGCAAGCTTCCGAGTAAATTAGATGTATTTGGGCAGGATTTACCTAGATACGGTGGTAATGTCTTAGAGGTCATGCTCGACCCGTCACGTCCAGTTAAGATAAGAAATGATGTTGTTGTTGACGAACTAAGAAAACTGTCTGATGACGGACTGAATGTAACCTCAACATTGCTAGGCGGTAAAGATGGATTTGATATACTTACTGACGAAGAGAATACCCAGATGTGGAGAAGACAAGGTGATTTGACATACAGAACGATGCAGGCTTTCATTACTTCCGAGGGGTATAAAAACATAACTAATAATTTTGCTAAAAAAGAGAAAATAGAAGAAATTATTACCAAAACTAGAGCCGCTGCAAGGGCGGAAATGGCAGCAATTAAATTATCGCAAGGCTTTACAATTGTCGAATTAGCAGAAAGCGGATTGCTGACGATAGAAGAATTTGATGCAATAAAATATTTTACTAAATAAAGGAGTAGCACCATGAACAACGAGCAACGCGATGAGATGCTGATGGAGATACACGCGACGACAAAGGTAACAGCAGCGAATTTTAAGAACATGAATATAAGGCTTGGGCATGTTGAAAAAACAGTTTTTGGAAATGGCAAGCCTGGAATTAAGGAGGATATTGCAATACTTAAACGAGATTACATTGTATGCCCAGCAAGGAAAGCAAATTCAATTGAAAATAAGCGATTGAGATTGTCTCATGTTATGATAGCGATAGCGATAATAACTCTATTGGTTAATACGTATATGAGCATAATATCATAACTGCCATCTTATCCTCCTCGCCTCCGCACGGCTTAACGGCTGTGTGGAGGTTTACATATCCAGTAAAATATCACATAGCCCTGCCTCTGGTGTGAATTTCAGGTTGGCCTTTTTGATCTTGGCTTCTTGTTCAGCGTAGAACTTAGCCATTTTCTCTACATTGGACTCCATTACTGCGGGGTCAGGATGACGAACCTCTGTATAGTCAGGTTCTATTCTTGAGTTCATCTTTCTCTTTGCTCTGCTTGCGTTAGATGCTTCATTGTGGCACGACTTGCAATGAGCGAGAGGCTTGCCGTTAGGGTACAATCCAAACTCTGATAATGGTTTTTCCTGTTGGCACATTGAGCAAGTTTTCATTTCATATCCTTTAAAAAAGTATGCCCTCCCCACCGAGGGGAGAGCGATTCAATAGACGGGTGTAAATCTATAAAATAGTCATTTATTTTAAAGCCGCCTAGAATAGTTTATTTGATTTGTTCAACACCCTTTTGGGTTATCTTCATTGTCATACCGCCTTTCTTATCTTCACGCTCAATCCATCCGGCTTTTTCCATCCGTGACGCTAGTTTGTGAGGCCATTTTGTACGACAAAGCTCACCTGATACGTTATACATTTCCATACCTATCCAATGGGCTGTACGGTCTGGATAACGCTGTATGCACTTTAACACCTCTCTTGCTTGATAGGCATTGCAGTTTGATTTGTTGATTTTGTCTGCCCTCTCATGGCTTGTCGGTGGGTCATTTTTCCTTGCTCTTTCTGTGAATTCCATTATTAACTCCTTAGAATAGTTTATTCTCTTTAGATTCGACATTGGCCTTAGCCATATTCTTAACAGCTTGCTTGTAGTAAGAATCCTTAAGTTCAATGCCTACAAAACGCCTACCTAATTTAACTGACATATAACCCTCTGATGCTATGCCCATAAAAGGGGATAATACTATGTCATATGGATTACTCCACAATTGCAAACCCCTCTCGATAACATCTAATTGTAGTGGGCATATATGACGCTCATCTTCGTCTGCCCTTGCAGATCTATGCTGTAGAGTGTTAGATGGATTTATATCCATCCATATCGGACTGGCGTATCTCTGCCAAACATCAATGCTCAATTTTCCCGTGTTTTTAAAAGTGGTTTCATCTCCACTAAAATAGTCAAGCTCACCATGTACTGGCTCTGGATTTACACCTGGTTTTCTTAGTGTTACTAAGTAATCCGGTATGCCTTGACGACTCATGCACGAATCCTTAACTACTTGTTTGTGCAGTAGTCCTAGTGCTTTCGTTCTTTGCATTGCCACTACTGGATTTTTCCATATACAAGCCTCTGAATGATATATAAACCCTTTAGACTGAAATAAGCGTATCATATCCCCTCTAAAATCTCTTATGCCTATATATCCATCCCTTGTTTTGCTGGTAGGCAAATTCATGCAGTGGATACTTACTAATCTGCCTGGCATTAAGCACCTGAATAATTCAGATACCAGAAAATCATAATGAACCATGAATTCATTATTAGTCTTACAATTACCCATATCTCTATCAGAATTTGAATAAGTATATAAAGATGCAAATGGAGGGCTGAATATTGAATAATGTATTGAATTATCAGGAAGTCCTTTTGTAACTTCTACGCAATCGCCATTATAAACTGAATATTCATCTGTTATCGTTTGGTCTATTACTTTCATTTTTGCTCCTTTAGCCATTTAGGTATAATCATTTTTTCTTGTGGCATATATCCAGTTACGGTTCTGGATGTGCCTTTTATGTTCTTCTCATTGTAAACGTGCATGTTTTTAACCATGCCATTAGCCATTTCTTTAGCTTGTATCTCTTTTCGTTTAATATTAGCAACAACAGCACCCTCGCGTACCGATGTTATAATATAGCAATCCACTGGCTTTGTCTGTCCGAATCTCCATGTACGTCTAATGGCTTGATAAAACTTCTCATATGAATCAGACAATCCTACAAATATAACCTTGCTGCAATGCTGCCAGTTCATGCCATATCCGCATATTGACGGCTTGCTTATGAGCTTTTGAACAGACCCATCGGAAAATCCGAGCATTGACTTTTCTTTATATTCAGGTTTATCGGCTCCCTTAACTTCGCAGCTATTATTTATTAGTTTCTTAAGTGTAGCAGATTCATCATTTCTATCGCACCAAATAAGCAAAGGCTCATCTAGTGCATTTGCAACACTCGCTGCCATAGTACATCTATCAAGTGTCGATTCTTTTCTTGCTCGCTGTCTTTCTTGTAGTGTTTTGGCCTCCATATGAAATAGGTTTGTACTTGCAGTGGTATGATCTACGTCAACAGTTATTTCCTTCATGTTCAACGGTGGCAGGATAAACTTATCATCGTCATACCCTAAATCGGATGGCTTGCGAATCATTACGGCCCATGAGCAAACCCACTTCCAAAAGTCATCTACTGCATGACCTTTAAGCCTCCACTTTTGAGTCTCACCCCCATCATGCACAAAAAACATGGAAAGCATTTCAGCTCTTGTCATCGCCCCCATAAACTCGGCATGATTACCAAGTTCCATTAAGTCGTTTGGCGATGGGGTGGCAGTACAACACAATCTATGCGGTACAGCCGACCATTCATCTATTAGTTGATTTCGATACTTGCCTGTGTAAGATTTCAATATGCTTGATTCGTCCAATACAATACCCTCAAAGTCGGCAGGGTTAAAAAGATGCAACATCTCATAGTTTGTTATTGTAATCCCGCTTGATGACTTTTTGCCATTCCTTGAGTAGTTCGCCTCAACTCCAAACTTAATACCCTCTCGATGGGTTTGTGCGGAAACAGCAAGCGGGGCTACTATCAATACATCGCCCTTATTCCTTAAAACCTCATAAGCCCATGCCAACTGCATAGGTGACTTACCAAGACCGCAATCGGCAAATATCGATGCCCTGCCTCGTGCAAGTGCCCACTTAACAATATCACCCTGAAAATCAAACAGCATATCATTAACAGAATCAACGCTAAAACCGCAAGGGCTATCTTTTATTGTCTTTCTTTTAAGGAAGTCTTTATATTGCATTATACTGGCCTCCTATGGACTCCAATACTCTAACAGCGTCTGAATATTCACAGCTAGCAATATCAAGATTATTATTCATTAGTGTCTCTTTGACTGACATATAATAAAGCATAAGCCGTTTTACTTTCTTTTTGTGGTGTCTTTTAACATACGCTGGTTTATCGTTGATCATGTTCACTTGATCTTTTCCATGCTCATGTAAAAAGACCTCTGTTATTCCTTTTGGCATTGTATTTCCTTTCATGGCATTTATAAAAAACCGCAACCGATTAACTATCAGCCATGAAAGCGGGATATGTTCCCTGTGATCGGCTGCGGTTGTATTGTGGTTCGTTACTTTCATGGCTCTTATAATATACACTGTATTTTTTGTTTGTCAAATCTAATTTAAATTATTTTCAGAAAGTTACTACATAAGTCAGTGCCGCCGCCATCCAATATACAACCTTACGCCAATCTCCAGGAAAATAGGCTAGTGCTGCGGCAACGTCTATTACTATGAGCAATGTTGGAAGTATTTGTTGTTTTGTCAAGGTATCTCCTTTAGCCCTGCCCCCCCATAGCGGAAGGAGGCAGGGTGTGCATGAACGTTAGTTCTCTGTTTTAAACTTAAAACTCTTAGTTAGTGGGTCAAACTCCAATGCAATATCGGAGGGTATCCCTTTATATCCGTCAATCTCGAAGAACCCATTTGGGTCATAGTAAGCCCCGTCAGACCATACTGACTTAAATAAGGTATTGACCTTAAGTGTCGCACCGTTTTTGGCCGTATGGATGACCTGTGTGCACCCTACCGTCCACAAGGTGAATAGAAATAAGCCGAGGTAGATTAGTGTGGTTATGATATGTTTCATTCGTCTGCCTCCTCAAACGCTTCGGCTAGTTTTTCAAGTGGCGTGGAGATTTCAGGCAGATCAATTGAGTGGGGGTCTACCAGTTTGTCTATGGCCTTTGCAGGTGCGTTTATTATTCTTACAGTGCTTGCTAATAATTTTCCTAACATTTTACTTTCCTTTCAGTTCCTTTGTCTTAAGCCCTAGTTTATTTAGTTTTTTATGCACAGCTTCTGGGGAAACAATGCCATACCCCTTAATAAACCCTATCAGCACAAGCATATTATTGACAAACTCGCTGCATATATTCCTGTCATTGTCTGCGATGTGGATAAGTGATATGAATTTCATTATATCCCATTTACTGTACCCCATATTGCATTCAACTTCGGTAGTCATCAAAGCCAACAGCAATCCATATTGACCTGCTGTAAGTTCTATCTCGATATAATCCCAGTTTTCAGGGTGGTCAAGTACCCCGCTTGCATCACGGCTGACAGTGCCGTTGTCCTTGCCTCTCATAGTGGAGGTGTAGCAAGTGCCTGAAGCGTCTTCTAGTGTGCCAAATCCCATCGAGTCAGGTGTCCATATCTCAATATGGCTATACTTACTCCAAGTCCTAAGACTAATTAGCCAGTTGAAGAAGTATTTCGGCTTTAGTTTCCATGGGGTTTTGTAAAACAAGATTCTTATTTTCTTTGCATTGTTCATAAAGTCAACTCCCATTCAAAGATTATATGTGCAAGGACTTGTCGGGAAAAAATAGAACCACCGGCTTTCTTGCACAATTCCTGTACTCTATCCAACCTAGCTGCTAAGCTGGGCGGGCATTTTTCTACGTCAAGCATGGACGCAGCGTGTTTCTTCAATTCTTCTATGTTATCGCTCATTTCTTTTCCTTTCTAAAACACTGGAATAAATCTTCAACATCGCTCATGGTTAATTTCCTCATCAGCTTACCACCGCAAACGCAATACAGGCATTTTGTAGTGGGTGGGTAGGTGAGATTGCAATTAGGGCATACGAATTCTTTATCGCTCATTCGTCTATCTCCTTATAATCTTCAATTAACTTACCACCACAAAGGCATAACAGGTTTATATCGGCGTAGAGGAATATCACCTCACCGCATTTTTGGCATATATATCGCTTTGGGTTCATTCTATCACCTTAAGACTGTAGTATATTTGCTCATAATCCATCTTCACGAAACGCTTATCCTCTTTGTTTGACTCGTACCATTCCCACTGACCAGACCTATTGACTTGCATCCAATCTCTGAACGCCTCTACCGCCCTCATGCCACCGTGACAAGTTATATCCTTGCCCATCGTATGATGGTACCTACATACACATACACCATTGCTTAGATCGTGCCTGAATTTGGTTGCCCCTGTACCACCTTTCTCGATAAGGTGATGAGCACAAAGACCCGTTGTGGTATGCTTGCCGATTGTCTCGCATATCTCGCAATGTCCGACCTGCCGGATAACCCTTGACCATTCCTTATCTGCTTTCTTACGCCAATATGTTTGAGTTTTTTTCTTAGCCATTACTTTTCTCCTTACAATTATCAGTACCCCAATAGGTACAAAACTCTTGACATATAGCAATACAAGGCCATTGACCGTCCGGCATACGCTCGCATAATGGTATGTATTCCTCGACTGCATGGTGAGGTTCTGCGATAAGTTCTTCAAAGCTTTTTATTTTGCCTGGATTCTTAGGCATTGTTATTCTCCTTAAGAATATCCGTGAATTTATATATAATATCACCAATCTCAAAATCAGACCAATCACTAACGTCATCTTTAGTTGCTACACGTTGCTCGACCAAACCTAACTTTTCAGCCAAACATTGAATGTCACAACCGTCCATATTGTCGTGATCCCAGCATACTGTACTTATCACTTTACGGCAAAACTCTACCAGTTCTTTGTCGGGATGGCGGGTGTTCCAAGACTTCTCAACTTTCAGCCACACATCAAATAGGAAACATCCCTTAGTTTGGCATTTCATGTATCGCAGAAAAGGCGTACCTTCGGCTACAAACATTTCCCTCCCACAAAACGGGCATAGTTTCAGTTCTTCATTCATTGTTATTCTCCTTATATTTAGTTAGGGCTTTAGTAACTGCGTTATAAATAGCCTCATCACCACTGTCTTTTTCGTTAACATCGCCGCAAGATGTAATCTCGTTTAGCACAAATTCCAACGCTTCTACCAGCAACCGTGACAGTTCATCGCCTTTGGCTTCCATTAGTTTTTGTTTAGTTGTCATTACTTGAACCACCTATTTTAAAGCATATAGTCCATCCGATGAAATACATTCGTGCAGCGTCATATTCACCATCCATCATTGCTATTACCCACAGCAACCACAATATAAAAGTTATCATCACTTCGCCCTCCATAACTTCCACCACTTGCGGGTGTAATCAGAACAAGTAATGTATTCATCTCTGCCGCCTTTGCCGTTAAGATATTCCCTGAACTCTAAATAGCCGCAGTTTGCATACCACTTACAATCCTTGCATCTTCGGGGCTTGGGCTTGCACCATAAGGTAATGCCAATAACCGACAATCCATAAGACCTACAGTAATTAGTGTTACCAGAGAGGCGTCCGATGTATTTCCACGCATGCCATCCTCGAAAACTTAATCTTATTTTTACTATTCTTCGTCTACTCATTTTCTGCCTCGCTTTCTTTGATCTCAAGTTTGCAGCAGGGGCAATATCGATAGCCATTTTCGTGCCATGTCCCGTCGTTAAATTCAAATGTTAAGCCACAACTAGTCTCGTAGTAATCATCGAAACCGTCGCTCATCGTTTCGCAATGCTCCCACTTACACACCTTTTTACCGGTGTCTCTGACATGCTCAACGGCCTCATCTTCGCTGTCAGGTACATTCCATTCGCGGTTCTTGTTAATTGTCAGTTTTCTCCATAAAGCTTCGTAGATGGCATCTTCTGACCAGCCTGCACGCCAAGCTCCATCAAGGCCAAGTATGATAACGTCCACCCACTCAAATAAATCCGTAGGGGCATTTTTTATTTCCACAAGTTCTTTCTTGATGTGGTCGATCAGCCCTTTTGTTCTGCGACCTGACCCGAAAGTTATCTTGCTCCACTCCTTTTGTTCGCGTAGGTATTGAATGAAGCTTGATTGTGCTACCTTTTTACCGGAGCCGGCAATATGGTCGTTACCGCAATAGTCTGGCTCCATAATACAAGTCTTGCAGTCGCCATTGCATTTGCCTAGCTTTGCTTCTGGCAGGTGGATTGGTTTATACCACTCAACCTCCGAGTCCTCATTTAGCCATATTTCTTGTGCTGATTTTATGATCACTTTTTCTGCATAATGGTCGAGGGTGTAAAATTCAATATCCCACTCGCTATCACTCGCAGGGTATGGTTGCATCAAGAAGTCTGGCATATCCTCAACGCTCACCCACTCATACTTGGCAAGTTGGGCTAATATATTCCCAAGATGCCCAGCGACTTGTAAAAGTCCATTACATGAAATTGAAGATAGCCAATGCTCACCTATTAGCTCTGTGCATTTATGTAGCTCTGTTTCATATTTAGTCGCCTCGGCAAGCTGGGCCTCAAGCTCGGCAATGCGATTACGCAGTAACACATTGGCATTTTGTGCATTCATCAGTTCGGCCCCTAGCCGTTCATTAGACATTTCTTTTATTGACTCATTTTTCATCTTATTCACCTTCGCTTTCTGCTTGAGGTTTTTTGCTTTTAAGCTCAATTCGGTCATATCTCTGGCATCATCGTAAAGTATCTCAAGCTCGGCGATACGTTTAACTTGCTGCTCAGAACACTCGTTAATGTCTTTCCACGATTCCAAGAGACGGGCGTTGTCTGCTTTAAGCTCGGCTATCCTACACCGATCACACATCACGCCTATTACGCCTGTTGTTTCGCAATGGGTACATTTACTCATTCTTCATACTCCTTTAATATTTAATGACTCCGCAAAGCTGCGGAAGTTGATAGGTCTAATTATAATATACCCTACTTTTGAGCTTTGTCAAGTTTCGTTTTAATTAGTAATGGATATTTAACCCTTGCCCATGCTATTAGTTCACGGTACAATTTTAATGCTTTATCTTTCTTTGTCATATTAACCTTAATATTGGCGTGACTGCCGGAAAACAGCCACGCCATGAAAGCTTTACAGCAAGGTAGTTACCGTTACTGTTTTGGTACGCCTGTCGTGAGGATGCTCACCTTTCTTCTTGCGGCGTACCGGTTAATTCTTACGCCCACGCCGAGAGTCCGGGTAAAGGGCAATTTAAATGTCGGACATGTAACGTAAGCTTGATTACTTTTTTCTGCATTCTTCGCACCTGTAAACCTTATTTTTCCCACTGCCAGTATATTTATGGCCTAATTCATATGGCTTTCCGCAATCAACACAGTCTTTAGGGTTTGCCTTTTGTTCGTCATAGTGGGTTTTCCAACCACCCTCTTTTAGCCAGTTTGTATTAGACTTAATATATCTCGCTTCTCTGCCCTCTGATTCAACTAGTTTTTTGTATTCTCTAGCCTGTTTTATTATATGGTTTGCGTGAAGTTCTAAACAAAGATCGTCCCAAACCTTCCACGCCTTGTCTGGCTCTCGGTAACATGGGAATACCGCCATAAACTCCTTAAACTTGTCAGACCAAAGCGACTCAAGGCTCTTGACTTTTCGAGTCTTTCGCACAGCATCTTTATTCTTGTACTTACCGCACCATGAACCCTTTTTACGCCACTCAAAATGAGGGTCAAAGCGACACACACCGTCAAAGTCTTTATGGGGGTAAGGCTTGAAGTATTTGCATTGCTCGCAAGTCATTTATTATTCCTAAATAATGCCCTCCCCCAACGAGGGGGAAGGCCACAGCAAGTTGTATTATGTACCCTTAGAGAACAATTTAATCATCGATTGTTTCTACCCGCTTGTGCGAGTGTATAATGGTATATCTTGCTGCATGTTTATTGTTTACGCCAGTCTTTAGTCGGGTCAGGAATGTAAACATAATTCGACATTATTAGAGCCGCCCGTTTAAAGAAGTCTGTCGCTTGTTTGGTGTCCATTTTGCTTAAGGTTATCTCTTTACCAAGCCCGTTGTATGTAGGGGCTACTGTGTATAAGACCTTTTTGATAAAGTCGGTGGTAGCCTCTACTCCTTTGGGTATGTCAAGCTCTTTGAGGTATTTAATAAGCCCGTCTACGCCGTCCTGTCGAACCTCATTAGCCTCATGTTCGATCTTAGCTATCATATTGCCGAATATATTTCCAAGCTGTTTCTGGCTCTTTGGCTTACGCTTACGAGTTACTTCCACAGATTGCCCGCACTTACAAGCTAACAAATCCCTCTTGATGTCTGCCAGTATATCGTCTATTGGCCTTATGAATCGTGGTGGCTGACCTGGTTGCCTATTGAGGTTTTCGTAGGTGCTCATCATTCTTTCCCTTCCGCTTTCAAAATTGCCTGTTCAGCTTCAAGTCTAGCGGTTTGCAATTCAGGTGATTGCCATTTACCACGACCAGTATAAGCAGCACCTTTATCTGTTATGTTTTCTGTTAGTTTGATTAGCTTTTTAAGTGCCTTATGTATATCAGGGGCGGCGGCGATTAGATGAGCGTTAGATTCTTCCTCTTTCGATGGAATGCCCGAAACAACCTCGCAAACCCATGTATTAAATTGGTCGGTGGCTTGTATGATCGACTTACGCCCCATCTTATATACTTTCCACGGTCCTTTAGTATATTCACTCATTATCTTTCCCTTCTGCTTTGGTGATTGCTAGCCTAGCCTCGTTAACCGAATACTGGAAATCTGCATCGCTAAAGCAGGCAAGTAACGGTTCCATGAGTTTCAACGCCTCATACATATCAGGGGCGGCGGCTATTAGGTGGGCGTCTGCTTTATTCACAAAAGACTGAATCCCAAACCCCTTGCCTGGGTTTACGCGAGGGTCATGGAAACCAAATCCTGCGTCAATGAAATAGTAGTTGTCTTGGTGCTCCCCCAATCGCTCGTCACTGTTCACTAATTTCCACGGTCCTTCTGTGTATTCACTCATTATTCATTCTCCTTGTTTCTGTAGGTTGTAAATTTCACCACCTTTTATTATGCTTTTATAATCTACGAACCAAATAGAGTCACCGTAACTACAATCGTCATGACAGTTAATCCATATACACATTTCTGGATTTTCTCCGTTTTCATGTAAAAAGATAAATTTATTTTTATATTTATTCCACAACTCTTTAGCTCTTGCCAAAGTTACAAGTCCTGTGTCTTCAATCATGCCGTTCTGTGTTGCAAATTGAAACATGCAATTTTCTATACTCATTATTCATTCTCCTTTAGCCCCTCACCTGGATTGGCAAGGGGCGGGGTTAGGGTGGGCTAGAAAGCTATGTCATCTGATGGAAGTTCGTATTGCTGCTCGAATCCGCTTTCTGCTTGCTGATTAGATTGAGTGTTAGCTTGTTGGTTTGGTTTCCAAGTGTCAAGCACGAGATACGGACTGCCATCAGCTCTCTTTTTCAATACTTCTATGTTTATCCAACCATTATTGTCGTGTTGTTGCATAAAAGGTATAAAATCTTCAATCTTAATGCTAATCTTGCCTATTACAAAATCCGGTACTTTTGGGTTTCTCTTAATAAACATTCCTTTTGGGAAAATTTGGTCTGCCATTTTACTGTTCCTTTACATAAATGTTATCTGGGCTTTTCTGCATGACATATTCTGCCGCTGCAACTGTTCTTTCTTTTGTAGATGGATACTTTCCGTTGTTGGCAAGAAACCACTTAGCAAGTTTGCCACGGTCTATTTGTGGTTCCTTCGGCAGTTCTTTAATTATCGCGTCTAAACACTCAAGTTCTATCTCGGTTGGAAATGGAATATCGACTTGATTCTTATTTGGGTTTCCGTTACCGTCATTGTCTGCCGTTGGAATATTCCAAATCATACACATTAAATATCTACGACCATAAGAAAACGAAGTCGCTTTTGCATGGATATCAGTCATGTTAACATTACCCTTTATGCCTTTACCGCCTTTTGGTATGTCGGCATGGTAAGTTTCTTTGTGGCCTTCTCTGTGAAGAACATCGGCATAAACCCTGATTTCGTCCTGAGCGTCAGCCTTACCCTCATAAAAGATTACCGAAAACCCTTTTGCAGTATATTTAGGCTTTGTTACGTCAATTACATCATCAAGGCTAGCATAATTGCTGTTTGTTTGTTGGTTACGCTTAGTTTTAATGATAGACGCAACTTCGGATTGAACAAGAGTAAAGTCACGGGCAAAAGCCTTGCGGGACTCGTTAGCCTCGTATTTTTCTCCAATCTCTCGAAGTTTTTCCATCTTGTCAACGTCAATATCAAGACCTGCTTGCATCATTTGTGCGATCTGAACCATCGGAGGTGCGTCTTGTGATATCTCTATTTGGTTATTTTGTGGTTTTGCTTTCTGGATATCTGCTGATTCTACTACTTGTATTTTATTTTCCATTGTTATTGTCCTTAATAGTTGATTGATATATTGTTTATTATGCCTTCTGCAATGGCATCTATTACGGCCTCAGCGTCGGTTCTGGTCAATCCTACCTCCATAACAAGCGAATCAAACGCATCTTGCTTGATTTGTCTCTGGTGATTCTCGTTGGATATGCGTTTACGCTCGATCTCGTCAAGGCGTTCTTTCTCAGCCTGCTCTTTAGCATACTTATCGGCGATCTCTTTTGCCTTGCGATCTGCTTCTGACTTTGCTTTACGTTCTGCCTCTGCAACTGCTTCTGCTTTCTCTAGTTCAGCCCTTTCGGCTGCTTCCTTAGCGTCACGCTCGGCCTGTCGCTTAGCTTCTTCAACTGCGGCAAGTTTGTCAATCTTAGCTTGTTTTTCACGTTCAATGCGTTCTTGTTCTGCTTTGGCTTTATCTTCAGCATCTTTAAGTTTAGCGGCACGTTCTTCTAATTCCTTTTCTTTGGCGGCTATGTCCGCAAGCCTTTTAGCTTCTTCGGCCTCTTCTTGTAAACGCTTGGCTTCAATCTTTGCATCTATTTCAGCTTGAACCTTAGCATCCTCTGCATCTAACATTGCCTTGCGAGGATTAGCCATAGCATCAACCCTTGCAAGAATCTTCTTTGCTTCTGTATTCGTGGCCTTTATAGCCGCTTGAGCATCTTCATTTGTTTTCTTGCGTAATTTGTCAGTGCCGTTATACACCTTGCGTAACTTGGCGTGATAGGCTTTGCATTCTGCATAGCCCTCTGAAGTAGTCACGTCAAATACTTTTTTGGCGTCAGCGGCCTCAAATACAACCAAGTCTGCTTCAAACTGTTGAAATATTGTTAATTCTGTTGTCATTTTGTTCTCCTTTAAAACGATGCTCCTATTATATTATCAATTTCTGTTTTCATTTCGTCAACAAATTTACCAACCTTAACCTCAAGTTCTGCGATATATTCTTCTTCTCGCTTGACTCTTATGAACCAGTAAGGTCTTGGCTTGTATCTTGGGTCATAGCTTACAAAATCACACCACTGGCGACCTGTAACCCATAATTGTCCTTGAACTTGGGCTTTGTACGTTGCTGGCAGCTTGTTGGCCCTTATATATCCAACGTGAGTAGACGAATAAGGACACTTGATCTCTAGCAAACCATCATCGCCGACAAGACCATCTGGGCTTACGCCTATATCAGAATTAAGTTCTACGAATCCTACATGACAAACTTCGCAATCATTTACCTGCTCATAGAAAGCTCTTGCTAGCGGTTCTGTCTCAGTACCCCATTCCATAGCAGAGTTTTTATAGCTAGCCTCACGTTCACCTGTACCAGCCTCAGCTATGAGTTTGAGCATGTACTTAGTTCTGGTAATCCCTGGTTTTCCGATTGCTGTTGAAAAATTGCTTGCTGTGACTTTTCCAAGACGAACCTTAAACCACTCATCAGAACCTTGTTCCATTGTGTGTATTATTGGATATTCCATTAGTATTCCTCAATACTTTCCACGGTTACATTTATTAGGTTAGCTGACGCACCCATAACGCTTACATCAATATTTTGAGGTTCTTCGTAGTGCTTTCTTACCTGTCCTAATATTTCATCTGATGTGTCGTCAGTGTGGTAATCATACCCATTAAGATCAACAACGGCATTTAGCACTATAGATATTTGTTGTAAGTCTTTCATTTTTCACTCCTTGCTGTATATACAAGCCTTTTAAGGTTGCTAGCCATTTCTTCGGCTTCGTCAAGAGAGAACACATCCCAGAATGAACTACCACGTGTCTTAATACCCACAGCCATTCTGTTAAGCTTAAACTCGCACCCATCAACCTCAAATTCCGTCAACGGTTCCTTGAGGGCTTTGAGGTCATCGAAGATGTTGCCGAGGATTATGGCATTTTTTTTCAAGACACGGCTATTAGTTGACCATGTATTTCTCTTTTCTCCGCCGACCCATAAAAGATGAATAACCCCGCCTTCGCTCATATCTACTGTGAAGCATTGGTTTGTAGCTAACCACACGCCATAATCACCATGCCTAAATTCCGGCATATCAGCAGCCTTAAGCTCCGCTTTAAGCTCTTTTAGCTCAATAGCCAACTTCTCACCGTTAGCCTCGTTAGATTTCTGTTCTGTGCGATTCTGGGCCTGTTTAGCCGCCACCACGGCTATCTTCTCTGCTATCTTTAGTTTGTCAGTCATTTCAATTCCCTTTCTTGATTATTACGTGGGTTGGAGTGAGAACTTCGTATTTATCAATGTTCTTGGCATATATCCTAGTTACGGCATCTGATCCAAGACTGTTTTTAAGGCGATACATTCTTGCGAAGGGTCTTATGTAGTCTTGGTCGTTCTCGTACTTAAAACCTGCAAAGTTTTTGTGGCTGCAAGCTTGGTGTAAATCTGTCGGGCTCTTTTTGTCTCCGTAAGAAATCACGCCATAAGACGCCTCATAAACCTCGCACTCCACTATCTCCGGCTTTTCTTCGTAATCGTGGCGGAGCTTAAATGTTGTCAAAACCCAATTATCACACCACAGACGTTTATCCCATCTAACCCACCCAGCTTCATTTCTGCCGTTTAGTTGCTCAAGCCTTAGAAAGTGTACAGCTCCTATATCCTTAGCCTTATCTTGCATGTCCTTAGGCATAAGGCTAAACGGCCTCTCATTCTTTTTTAACGCTTCAATAATATTCATTTCTCTAGCCTTTCTACTATTATAAATTGTCTACCCCAATTTAATGCCTCTTGATGGGTGTTAAAATACGTCCTTATATTTCAAAAACACTTCCCATAAACCCTGCGTTTGGATAAATTCTTCGGCTATTTCGGCCCTATTTCTGTGAGTTGAAGTCGCCATCATATGTGTTTTATTAGTAACTATCATTAGATTTTCTGGCCTATTGTCGTCTTTTATTCCGTTAATATGGTGTACTATCTCGCTTTTGTCTAAAAATCTACCCAATATTTTCTCCATTACAAGTCTATGCTCCGGCCTTCTATTGTGCCCTGCTCTGCTTATTGGATGTTCGGGACACCACAACCAAACATACCCTCCTTTGTAGACCTTCCCTACCCTAGGGACTTGCCTACCAACACCAAAGCATTTTGAAGAGCAGTACTTGGCGGCCTTCTGCCCCTTGGTTCTGTTTGGGTAGAAAGCCGTCTTGCATACTACACAAATTGTTTCATTCCTAGCCTTTTCCCTGTTCGCCTTAGCTATCCTCTTACACCTCTTGGAGCAGTATTTGGATGTTTTTCGATATGGACTGAATAAGGCTTCGCATGTCTCGCATTTTTTCATGGTTTGCTCCTTAAAAGGTGGCAGCCCTTGTGAACATCACCAATAACGGGGAGTGCGGTTATCCTTACGGGTAAACCAGACCTGCCAAATAGATCAAGGATTAAATTGTTAAAGCTAATGTTCACGATTAAAGTATAACCTATATTTAAAGTAATGCAAGTTTTATTTGATAATTTCTACTAATATTTTTTTTCTACCCCAGTTCAATGCTCGCTGGTGCCCGCTTATTCCGTCTTTATCACTGAAAAAAATATCAAGCTTATTCCCTTTAATAGCCCCGCCCCTGTCTTTCACAGTCGCTACACCATAACCAGGAACGTCAAACGTTGTTCCCATAGGGTAAATGCTCGTATCCGCTGCAATCGCCTTACCACCCACCTTAGAGCCGTCAGCGAAGAAGCCATCTGCCCACTTGCCGCAGCATTTCTCACATGGACAATATGCAGTTACTTCCATTTCAGTAAAATGGCGATCCTTCGCCGTCTCGACTTCCAGTGTCGTTTCGTCCTTGATGGGTTCCCACGGTATGATACACACTGCTAATATTAATAAAGCCACTGTTATTGCTACTTCAGTTTTCATTTTATCTCCTTAAGAGTTAGCTCATATCGCCTGCAACTGCCTTTGCGGGGCGTGAAGCCGAAGAATCCCTTAAAGAGCTTCGGTTCCATATCGCATATCGTTAATTCACAATGTCCAGACTCGCACCATAATCCATTGTCCTTATCTGGCTTGTTGCCGAGGTACATATCAACTCCGTCTGTGTCGCCACGTGCTATGTATACTTTCATAATCCTGTCCTTTCTGCTCCCCTACCGAGGCTCACATAAGCAAGCCCCGGCGTGTTAGGAGGATGAAGTATTATTTTGTATTAAAAAACTTACGCAATGCTTCGTCTACAGAATTACCACCGTCATTATTTCGCATGTGGCTTGTGGTTGGCCGTGTGGCCTCTCTGCGTGACGCATGAGGATCACCAAAGCTACCACCTTTAGAGGTTTTAGCCTCTGGATAAAAAGCGTCTGCTGCAACGCCACCGGAAAACGATATACTACATCCCTGCAAAAACATAATCATCACCAAAAATCCAACGAGGATAATCTCCAATTTCCTGTCTGTCTTTTCGTCTAATTTCTTCATGTTACTTTCCTTTCGTATAAGGTTTCTGTTTGTAGCTCCGGTTAAGAGCCTTGATTTCCTTTTCAGCAACCTCAATCGCCGCCTGAGTCCCTTTAAGCCTTTTTTTAGCCGCTATCACCTGGCAATTTATGGCATGTTTGAGACGCATTTCCTTAACGGTTACAAGTTCTTTATTCAGTGCTGCGATTATTCTGTGTTGATGCCTGCACTTGATTCTAAGCTGATCTATCGTAACTTCTTTGTGTCTTAGCTTATTCATCTTCATTTCCTTTCAATAAGAGTTAAATGCGGTAGACAAATACTTACCGCTGCCATTGATGTAGTAACCGACTCAGTGGCCCATCGGTTTTTGAAGGAGGATTCTTATAAAATTTCAACGTTCCAGTGGTTCAGGAAAACCTGGACTTTCGCAAACTTTGAACTTCCATCGTGCTTGATTCCCTGCCTTATCTTATCCTTGCAAACTACATAACTGCCGTCAATACTATCACAAGTCAAGGTTAGGCCTGAATTAAGCTTACTCATAAAGCTTACCCCATTTTTGCCTACAATCCTTATTGGCTTACGGCGTGATATTCTGAATTTGTCGTTCGGTTTTAGCATCTTTCGCCCTTTCTTGCGTCCCAGTAGCGGGTGAAATCTTTCATGCTGTCTAACGCATTGAACTCATCCTGAGATATTCTCTCATTGTTATTAACGTAATGTTCTCCATCGTACCAACAACCATTCGACAAATCTACCAGCATAAATCCTTGCATACCGTGATTATTACAGCCACATCCGACAACAAGAATCCATTTACTTCCATCTTCATGCTCAAACCTATCACCAATAGAATAGGTAGACTCACTATCGGCGATCTCTTTTTCAAGGCGGGCTATGTCGGCATCAAATGATTTATTACATTCGGTCTTATCTCGCTTGACCTGCTCCAGTTTTGCTTTTGCGTCTTTCATTATCATTGCTCCCTTTAAATATTATTAACTTACCATTATAGTATTACACAGATATCAAAATATGCAAATCTAAAAGTGCGAATCTGTGAAAGTTAGCTGAATAGTGTTATTGGTATTAGCCCCATTGAGAGGCCATTGCGTCTGCTATGCCTTGGAATGTTTTTGATCTGTTTTTCTGTCTGTCTTTGCCACCTCTGTTGAACCAATTTCCTGCAACTTTAGTGCTTTCAGGTTTATCTAACAACTCAGTCGCTTTCAGATTTGGAAGTCCTTTAATCCACAAATAAGTTTTCTTCTTGAATGGATGCCCGAAAAAATATGGTTCAATGACCTGAGTTTTTTCCGGTAAATCATATATTCTGCTAGGGATTGGGTTTTCGATACATAATTTCTGCACAGGAGTATTATAAATGGCCATAAATAAATCACGTCCATCTAATCCGAGCTTCATCCTATTGGTGTTTAAAATACCCTTAGGGTACAAAAACCTAGCTCCAGCGTTACTTAAATATGTACAAGGTGGGTGAGCTATTATTAAATTCCATCTATCATCGAGTAATTTTCTTACATCTCCCTTTATATGCCATTCAGGACGCCCACCGCTACACTCTTGTATATCGCAAGAATAAGCTTCATGGCCTTTTGCTCTGAACGCTTTACAAACTACCTGGCTTTCTTCGCATGCTACTAAAACTTTCATAGTTTCCCTTTCAAATTAAAGCCCACGGCCAGAATCGAACTGGCAAACCAACGCTCCCAGACCGGAGTTTGTTGGCGATCCATTATCATCGCGGGCGGTGTTCATTTCTTCGCTGCCTCTACCTCTAACGCCCTCAATCCCTTGTAATGCTCAATACGCCTTGCATGGTGGGCGTGGGCCTCTTTGTCCTTATAAGCCCATGAGAGCCTTATCCTGTGCCAATGTATCTTTTCCTGCGTGGTCATTTTATGGCCTCTGCTTTCTTGGCATACAAGTCGATAAGAGCTTTGATAGATGCCATCCTAGAACCATCAGCGAAACGATTACGGCAAGACTTTATAAGCTCATCAAACAAATCTGCTTTATTCCTAAGCACCTTAAGTTTGTTTTCTTGTATGGAAGTCCATCTGGTTTGCTGAGGCATCCTACCAACTGCTCTCTCGAATCTTCGGTCTATATCCATCTTCAATACTCCTAATAAGGGTTAATCCCTCTCTTGGCTTTGAACCTACCGCCTAGTGCGGAGAGAGGGGGGGGGTTAGTTTTTATAATACATCATGGTGTCGAGGAAGTATAATACATCGTCAAAATCCCAGAACGTCTTAGATACATCATGGTAATGACAGGTTATTCCGAGTTTGCCGTGCATTGACAACTCATTGGAATATCTTTCGGCAGGTCTTTTCTTTTCGCATAACCTTTTAGATTCTTTTCTTTCTGTAAGTGTCATAATCATACTCCCTTAAAAATAATTAACATTAACATTAACATTACTACATATACTATCGCCCACAAACCACCAAAACGCAAATCAAAAACTTCAATTTTATGAAAATCGCGGAATTGCCTGTAAAGATAATTTAAATATATAGCGAAACCCTTGCAAATATACGACATTTAAAAAAAACATGGAATTCTGAAATATTTTATTAAACAGTTCGCATATAATATGGTATAATATATAGGTCAGTGGCAAGAAATCAAGCTGGCTATGCTGCCCGGCAGATATCCGGGTATTTAAAAACTTAATATGACAGGTGGACTTGCTATCCGTTGGGCGGTACCCAGACCCGCCCGCCTGTTTCTTTTTCTGTCTGGGAGATAGTCTGGGATAATATGAATATAGTTGAAGCGGCTCTTTTAGAACTGAGAACAAGGGACAGCGAACAGAAACCGGATAATTTGCCAGCGTTCATATTGGCACGTCATATACTTGGAGTTTTGCCTTTAGATGATACACTAGATATAACCCCTTATATTGATGAGTTCCTTAGTTTAGCAACTGAGGACGATATGACAGACGCAGACGAAGAAATAATAGAGCCGTGGGAATTTGGGCCAATGGTAAGAGAGGCTATACATAAGGTTAAGTATCCTGCTGGTAGGGAAATGATGTATTTGGTCGAAAGGGCTTTGAAACTTCCGATACCAGAGGACTTGGAAAACATAAAAGATTCATCTGGGCAGTTAATAGCGAGAGTTTGTAGGGTCATGCAATCAGATAACGGCGAAAGACCCTTTTATCTATCACAAACAAACGCAGGTAAGATAATTGGAAAGAAACGAGCTACTGGTGGTAGAAAACTAACTGCCTTACAATCAATGGGATATATTACATTAGTAAGGAAAGGCTTTACAGGTGTTGCAAGTTACTATACATGTTTCAAAAGAAACGGAGTCATTTAGGTCTATAAGTCTATAAATCTAAATATCTATACATCTGTGTATCTGTGTATCTGACTATCTAGTGTACTATTTTGAAAAAGTTTATTTTATGAAATTGAAAAAAGCAATCCATGACGAAGCAGACAACGGTAATAGAGGCATAACGCACGGAAGGGGTATATAATGCAGATTATGATCTTTGACGAAGAAACGGGTTGCTTACGGGCTAAAATAGGCCATCTGACGCCATTAGAGCAAGAGATAGTAAAGTCTGATTACGTTCAAAATTGCTGCCCGCCTCGCTCAAAGTGGGAACAGGGGGAAGAACCTGAGACGTTTGATGATAAAATGGAATATATGGAATATTTAATGGATTTATGATTTTATTAGTAACTCAAGAGATTTTTCTTGACTTTTTGTCTGAAATATGGTATAATAGCACGCAAGAAAGGAGCAATGATATGTTGATGGTAGCGAATTTAGACTTAAAGTGCGATAACGCTGATTATCCATGTGGGTCGAGCGAAACCCCTAAAGCCCTCGTTGCTTTCCAGTTTGGGCAAGATTGCGTAATGCTGAAGTCTTCCAGCACCGAGGCTTGTTCAGGGGATGGTTCATTTGACAATATAGCAGATTACAGGGAGCATGCAAAAAAAGCAGGCTGGTTATTATGTGCTGGCAATAGGGCATATTGCCCGTCTTGCAGGAAGTTAATTTTAGAAAGTGAGGTGAAGTGATATGGGATGTTTAGAATGCGGTGAAGACTTTGCAAAGAAATTAAGCGATGCTGTAAGTAACCATAAGTTTTGCTCTGCCGAGTGCCAAAAGGCATATGAAGCGGAAAAGGCGGTTATGAATTACATGGATTCAGCCATAAAAGAAATGGAATTAAGACCAAAGCTATGAATAACCAAACAAAGGTATATAGTAGAATGGCTAAGAAATCAAAACTGACCCCTAAACAGGATAGATTCTGCCGAGAATACATGATTGACCTAAATGCTACACAAGCAGCGATAAGGTCTGGATACAGTAAAAAAACAGCAAAAGAGCAAGCCTATGGACTCCTCACCAAACTACACATACAGCAGAGAGTGACAGAGTTAAACCGAAAAAGGCAAGAAGCAACTGGCATAACAGCAGAAAAGGTACTGCGTGAAGCAGCTAGGATAGCGTTCGCTGATGTTGGCGAAGCATTTAATGATGATGGCAGCCTAAAGCTCATACATGAGATACCGAAAGACATACGCCGTGCTATGTCAAGTCTTGAGGTCGTAGAAAACTGGGAATATAATGAAGAAGGTGAAAAAGAAATAAGCGGCGAGCTCAAGAAGGTAAAATTTTGGAGTAAAGATAAGCAAATCGAGAATTTATTTAAGCATTGCGGACTATTCGAGAAGGATAACGAGCAAAGCCGTGATCTGACAGTAGCGGAAATAGCCGCATTGATGATGAGTGATAATGGTTAGCATTAACAAAGACATGCAAAGTGTGTATAAAAGCCTGATAGGGTACAAACAAGACCCAATCGGGTTCGCTACGCATGTATTATCACTAAAATCCGAGTATGTATGGCCTAAGATGGTAGAAATGGCTGAGGCTGTTCGGGATCATCAAAAGATATGCGTACGTGCTGGTCACTCAGTCAGCAAAACATTTAGTCTTGGGCGTGTGATAGTGCCCTGGTACAAGATGTGTTTTCAGCCGTCTACAGTTGTTACTACTGCACCATCTGACAATCTGGTTAAGGAGCAGCTTTGGCGTGAGATACACGCAGCGTTCAGTGGTGCAAGGGTTCCTTTGGGTGGTAAGATGTCTTCTACAAAATGGGACGTTAGGCCAAGGCAAGAAGTGTTAGACCAATTAAAACCGGATCAGCGTGAGCAATGGGAAAAAAACTTTGCTATTGGGTTTAGCACAAGTCCAGATAGTACAGCAGAACACGCAACAAAAATGCAGGGATGGCATAATGAGCACGTATTAGTGGTAATCGATGAAGCTTGCGGTATAATGCCTCAGATATGGCGTACAGCAGTTGAAGCACTGATTACTGATGATAATTGCAAGCTGGTTGCGATAGGTAATCCCACTAATCCAGAATGTGATTTTGCAAAAGCCTGTCATTCGAGCGATCCAGAAAAAAACAACGGTAATGAGCCTTATATGAGTGATTTGGGCTATTACGTGGTCACTATAAGCGGTAAAGATACGCCAAACTATAAACAAAATAAGCGTGTTATACCTGGCCTTGCGAGTAGGGCGTTTGTAGATGGCATTGAAAAGAAGTATGGCGTTGATGGTGATGGCACTCGATACAGGGTTTTGGGGTTATTTCCAACGTTCAAAGAGGGGACTTATTACGGTAGGCATCTATCTAAGGCACGTAAGGATGGTAGAATTGGCGATTATAAGTGGGATGAGCAACAGAAGGTATATACTTTTAGCGACACCGGAGATATGTCAACGGCTGTTATATTTGCCCAGTTCTTAAAAACCGGCATAAGGA